ACGCTCAACGCATATACACGCACACTGTTTAGCAACAGACTTAAAGTTGTCATTGCTAACACTTGCACACACACCTTTTCTCTCTCACCCGACCATCACCGACATCAATCGCCATGGTTCTCGTTGAAGAGAAATACGTCGACTCCGCCGGATGGACCCGATGGCGCTACGTTGAAGTAGCTGCCCCTCCCCAAGTCCCCGCCCGTGTCTACGCCCAACAACCCCCAGTTCCCGCCCCTAACGACATTATTGTCGTTATCGGGCCTGAACGCCACCTCGCCGACATGCTCACTTTTGAGCTTCACGGCGAAATTTACGCCGTCGAAAGCCATCTTCAATATCGGTGGCAAGAGGTTTTCACTGACTTCTCTTATGAAGTCGTGTACCTCCCCTACGCTTCGCTTGCCTCTACGCCTCGCCCCGCCGGCTGTAAGGTCTATCGACCTTTCGCCCGCCGCGCCACGCTTGAAGGCAAACTCTACGCTTCGAAAGAGATTGTTTCAATCTCTTACTCTCGCGTTTCTACCCCCTCTACGCGCGTTTTAGAACGACGAGCTCGTCAAGCTCATCGTCGCCAAGCCCGCCATCTGCAAAATTTGCAGAAGGCTCAATTGGATTTCCTCGCCCGTATGGAGCTTTCTAAGAAAGCTCTTCAAACTCTTGTCGATCTCGACATTCGACGAAAAGCCCTTCAGGCTAAGTTCCCTCCACATTGGAGGAACAAAGATTGGTCTCTTCCTGCCCTTTCCCGAAAGTCCATTAGGATTTTCACCCAGAAATTGACCCCTTTTCCCAAATTAAAATTTTCTAAATTAGATTTGTCTCATCTATTATATACAGATAAGACACATCTGATAGGACGTTCTGTTCTATCTCCTCGGCCCGTCACCGATCATATTCGCTCTCTTCGAGAGCCCCAAATCTTCCCGGTCCCTGCCCGCTTGTATTCTGGTCCCCCCAGAATACATGCTGACACCCAAAATGATTTTTATATGGTCCCAATTTATGACGTCACCCCAGTCAAAGCAAATGCTTTGATAGGAGATGGACCACAAGGTCCCTTCTCTAGTTTAATTGACTCCGCACTAAATTTTTCCGAATCAGCTTCTAAGATTTGGGAACTTATGCCCGCAACCGTTAGAACATTAGTTATTACCCAGTTTATTACTACTTTCATAACTTTAATTTCTAGTATTGTTTCGGTATCATGTGCTGATTCTAAACTAGCTAAAGTTGCAGCCGGTGCCACACTTGCTGCCACTTTATTAAATTTAGTCAATATTATATGGAGTATTTTCTCTTTAACTCATAATATACCTTCCCCTTGGGAAGTTGTACAAAAGATTGCTACATTAGTTAAGGATAGTGTTTTAGAATTACTTAATAAGTTTTCTTCCGCTATTGGTGCTAATTTACACCACCTTAATGAAGTCCCCTTAGAACATACTCCCGATTTTTGGGATAAATATCTTAAGCCTGAAATTAAAGAAAGAATTACCCTTTCTTCTTCTTCTTCATCTTCGGATGATGAAGAAGATTATTCGGAACAAACTATTAATACTTCTATGGATTGGGACGCTTTCCGTGCCAACCATCCATTTGAATTTGAATTTGATCCCAAAACAGATAGGATTGTCCCTGTTAAAGCAAATGTTCAATATGAAGTTCAACAACCTTCAGTTGATGAACTTATCGACGAAGCTGAAGCTCCTTCCAAAATTATGCCTTTTATCAAAATTGGAACTGTAGCCGTCGCTATGGTAGGTTCTATGCTTTGCGCCGTATGTGCTATGAACTCCCCAAACAAACAAGAATGGGATTTTGTAGGCAGCGTTACTAAGCATATAACAAATTCTGTAGCTGTTTCTAAAGCTTTCTTTGGAAACGATATTTGCATTATGGATCTTATCACCAATGCTTTTGGTGAAGTTAAATGTTCTGATTCCATGAAAATGAAGAATCTCGTTAAGGAGATGTCTAAACTTTTAGCCATGCCTTTACGAGAACTCCGTTCCACCGATGGAGCAACTGAACGCTTATTAGCTCTTCCCGATGAAGTAGCTAGAGTCATGGAAACTACTAAAACCAACCGAACTAATGCTGCTGCAGTACGTGGTTTATCTGGTTTATTAGTTTCTATGCATTCTACTCTTTTATCTCGCATTAGTGAGGTAAAAATGTTGATGGGAGCTAAAATTCGTCCAGACCCTATACCAGTTTTATTTTCAGGACCCAGAGGTGTGGGAAAGTCACATCTTCTTCCACACTTATTTAACCAAATAAAGAACATAATGAAGTATAATCACAACAAAATGTACCAACTCAATCGTTCTCCTGACGCCAAGTATTATAACACCTATACTGGCGAAGAGATTGCTATGGTTGATGAATTTTTATTCGACATAAAGAATGATTCTGTTTTATTAGGTTTTAACAATATTTTTACTTCTGTTCCTTACACTATGCAAGGTGCTTCTCTATCCGAAAAGAAACAAAATTTTGAATCCCGTCTTGTCTTGATGACCTCTAACGTTCAGGACAAGGCTATAGCCTTAGGTAATAAAGCTGATGCATCAGCAGCAGCTATATGGTCCCGTATTATTTGGATAGATGTACAAGATCCTGTTGTACAAGCTTGTTCCGACCCAAGGTTTACTGAATTTACTCACCGTAAACCTGATTTTTCTCATTTGACTTTAACTCATAAACCTCATTTGAATACTAATCAATTTGGTACCCCAGAAGTTTGGGATATTGATGAACTAATTGAGTATCTTGTTCAAAATTTATGTGCTCGAGAAATTGCTTTTATTGAGCGATTACTTGAAGAATTTGGGATTAATATGCCCGAAATTGATCGTCTTGATTTTCTTGAACGTCGCGATGAACTTTATCGTATAGCACGCAAACCTGTGCCCGTCCAGGCTAACGCTGGACGAGATTTCTCTATTTTCAGATTCCAGGGATCTCCTGGATCGGGCAAAACTCATTGGATTGAAAATTTAGCAGCTCGCCTT